ATGCCTTCCAAGCGATGCTATTACAGGCTACAGGCACAATTGATAGTACATCTATGCCGGGACAAGTAGCTGCTGGTGAAGCGTCAGGAGCAGGGCTCTCAATGGCTCTATCAGGATTGATGAAGAAGAGCAAGAGAACGCTTATTCACTTCCAAGAAGACTTCCTTATTCCGTTCATCAACAAAGCTGCTTGGAGATTCATGCAGTTTGACCCTGATCGTTACCCAGTTAAGGACGTAGAGTTCCTACCTATCTCAACAATGGGTATGGTAGCTCGTGAATACGAACAACAACAGATGATTGGCTTGATGCAAACCCTAGGTAACAGCCCTATCACCCCTGTATTGTTACAAGGTATCATTCAATCCTCTAGCTTGGCTAACAGAGACGAGATTGTTGCTACCCTACAGCAGATGTCACAGCCCGATCCTATGGTTCAGCAGATGGCTCAGTTGGACTTTGCAATCAAACAAGCTCAATTACAGGAGACTCAGGCTAAAGCAGCTAAGGCAGCAGCAGAAGCTCAGAAGGCTCAAACAGAAGCACAGTTAATGCCTATGGAAGCTGAAGCTCGTATGATTGGTAACATCTCTCGTGGTTCTCGTGATAGTGATGACTTCGAGAAACGTGCCAAGATTGCTGAGTTAGCTCTAAAAGAAGCTGATATTCAATCCAATGAGAAGATTGCAACAATGCAGATGGTAACAAAAATGCAATAAGTACTTGACAAATGGAGAAAAGTGTGGTATAATATTATCATTATAACATTAACTCATCTCCATGTCAAGGAAAAAGATGAAAAAAGAAATACAAAAGTATTACGAAGACAGATTCGCTATGATGGCTACCCAAGGGTGGAAAGACCTCATAGAAGATGTTGAAACAATGTTAGTAGCTACTGACAATCTAGGTGGAATCAGTACAGTAGAACAACTTCATTTCCGTAAGGGTGAAGTCTCTGTGATGAACTGGATCAAAAACCTAAGAGATGCCAGTGGTGAAGTATACGAGCGACTACAAGAGGAAGAAGAAGATGCCTCGTAGGATGTTCGATTTTAAATGTAAGAATTCGCATGTTACTGAAGCCTTCGTTGATTTAGACACAAAAGAGATTCAGTGTAGTGAGTGTGACGAGATAGCAACTCGTATTCTTTCCCCTACTGGGATCTATCTAGAACCCTTTAGTGGAGATCATCCATCGAGTTATGACCGGTGGAATCGTGTGAGAGCTGAGAAGCTGGCACAGGAAAGAAAACAAAACGCTGACAACGGTTCATAAAGGTGTTACGTCCACTTGAACTATTTTTAAAATCCTAAAATCGCAGAGCGACAGGAGGCATGATGGCTGAATTTATTGAGCAGCAAGAAGAGGGAAACCTCGATGACTTTAATCAACAACTAGATACTGGTACTACAGATCCTGCATTAAGTGCAGACAACTCTCAAGAACCTGAAGACGATTTACCTGCAAAGTATAAAGGTAAAACACCTAATGAACTTGCAAAGATGCATCAAGAAGCTGAAAAGCTAATTGGCAGACAAGCACAAGAGGTAGGTGAAAGTCGTAGATTGTTGGATGAAGTGATCAAGCAGCAACTCAGTACAAAGCAAGACACGCAGCCACAAGCAAAGACGCAAGAAATCGATTGGTATGAAGACCCTGCAAAGGCAACAAATCAGCAGATCGAGAACAACCCAGTCATTAAGAGTTTGAAAGAACAACAAGAAGAGATTTTTAAACAAACCTCTTTGCAGAAGCTAGAGAAGGCTCATCCCGACTTTATGCAGATCGCTAGTTCTGAAGACTTTGTTGAATGGATCAAAGGCTCTCGTATCCGTATTGAATTGTTTGCTAAGGCAAATAACTATGATTTTGATTCAGCTAACGAATTACTCGATACTTACAAAGGATTGCGTAATGTGAAGACTCAACAGGTACAAGCTGCTGACGATACACTAAAGAAAGCTGAAACAGAAAAGAGAACACAGACGCTTAAAGCTGCTGCAGTTCCTCGTGGTGGTTCAGGTGAATCCTCTAAACCAATTTACAAACGTGTCGATCTTATCACTTTGAAAATGCGTGACCCAGTGCGGTATGAAATGATGGCAGATGAAATCATGGAAGCCTATGCTGAGGGACGTGTTAAATAATTAATTTAATTTAGGAGATTTAAAAATGGCTTTAGGTTCAGGACATCAAACAATTACAACAGCAGCTAAGTTTATTCCAGAGATTTGGAGTGACGAAGTTGTTGCAACATACAAGAAGAATTTGGTTGCAGCTAATCTTATCAAGAAGATGAACTTCAAAGGTAAGAAAGGTGACGCAGTACATATTCCAAAACCGGGTCGTGGTTCAGCTAACGCTAAGGCAGCTAACTCACAAGTTACTTTGAACACAGATACAGCAACTGAAGTTATCGTTAACATCGATCAACATTGGGAATTCTCAATCATGATCGAAGATATCGTTTCTGCTCAGGCTTTGGCTTCTATGCGTCAATTCTACACAGACGATGCAGGCTATGCATTGGCTCGTAAAGTTGACTCATTGATCCTTGAGTTGGGTCGTGGTGTTAACGGTGGTGACGGTACTGCTGCTTACACTGGTGCTTACTCAGGTGCTGACGGTACAACTGCTTACACAGGTACTGCAGGTGCTTTGACTGATGCTGCTATCCGCAGATCTATCCAGCGTTTGGATGACAGCGATGTACCAATGGATGGTCGTTTCTTGATCGTTCCTCCATCAACACGTAACACATTGATGGGTATTGCACGTTTCACTGAGCAAGCTTTCGTTGGTGAAGCAGGTAATGGTAACACAATCCGTTCAGGTGAAGTTGGTAACGTATACGGTGTTCCAGTATTCGTTTCTAGCAACGCTGACGCTGCAACTGATGGCGATCGTATCTGCTTGTTAGGTCACAAGGACTTCGCAGTTCTAGTTGAGCAAATGGGTGTACGTACTCAGACTCAGTACAAGCAAGAGTACCTTGGTGACTTGTTCACTGCCGACACATTGTTCGGTGTGAAAGAGTTGCGTGACGGTTCTGCTGTTGCTTTGGCTGTACCAGCTTAATTAAATAAGCAATGATTGATGGCTCTGTTTCGGCAGAGCTGTCTTTCTTAAGGGCTCTACGGAGTCTTTAACAAAGACAAGGAGTTTCAAATGGCAAAGTTCCAAGATATAGCTACCGGTAATATATTTGAGTTTACACTAGACCACGATATTCAAACAATGCGTAAGCATCCTGAGTACAAAGAAGTAGAAGTAGTATCAGTGGTAGAAGAACCAGTAGTATTAAAGAAACCTTTAACAACGAAAAAACAATTAAAGGAAGTTTAAATGCCGATTTACAGGGGTGAAGGTGGAGCAGGTGACGCTACGAATGATGCTTCTAGTCAAGCAATTCTAGCAACTGCTGCTGCTCAACAAGCCGAGGCATCTAAGAATACTGCAGCTAACTCAGCATCCGCTGCTGCTGCATCTGCAAGTGCTGCTTCAACATCTGCAACTAACGCATCTAACAGTGCAACTAGTGCTACTTCTTCAGCATCTACAGCTACAACTAAAGCATCAGAGGCTAGTTCATCAGCCAGTGCAGCATCAACAAGTGCTTCTAACGCAGCTACTTCAGCTACCAATGCTGCAAACTCTGCAGCTTCTGTAGGTACTGCTGAGACTAACGCATCTAATTCAGCGACTGCAGCAGCAACATCAGCAAGTAATGCTGCAACTAGTGCTAGTAATGCTAACACTTCAGCAACAAATGCTGCGACCTACGCATCTAATGCTTCAGGATCTGCAACAGCTGCTGCCGGTTATGTAGCTTCTGCTACAACACAAGCAAGTAACGCTGCATCAAGTGCTTCTGCTGCTTCAGTATCTGCCTCTGACGCTGCTTCTTCAGCTGCTTCAGCATTAACTCAAGCAGGTAATGCATCAACTTCAGCGACTAACGCATCTAACAGTGCCAGTGCAGCCAGTACTTCTGCTACAAATGCAGCAAGTAGTGCTACAAACTCAACAGCTAGTGCTACATTAGCTAATGATTGGGCTACTAAAACATCCGGCACAGTAGCAGGTGGTGAGTATAGTGCTAAGTATCATGCACAAGCAGCAAGTACTTCAGCATCTAATGCTAGTACATCTGCAAGCAATGCATCTACTTCAGCAACGAATGCATCTAATAGTGCATCTGCTGCAAGCACTTCAGCAAGTAATGCTGCAACTAGTGCAACCAATGCAGCTAATTCTGCTACATTAGCGTCTAGTTTTATACCAAGTCAAACAGGTAATAGTGGAAAGTATTTAACTACTAATGGAACAACTCCTTCATGGGGTACAGTATCTGTTGATCTGTCTGCATACTTAACATCAGCTACAGCAGCAAGTACTTATGTTTCATTAACAGGTTCATATTCAGATCCATCATGGGTCACATCCTTAGCAGGATCTAAAATTAGTGGCACTATCTCAGGAGGAACATTCTAATGCCGACTACAATCGTAACTAAAAACAGTTCAACAGCATCGGCTGTTCCATCAGCAGGTGGATTAACTCAAGGTGAATTAGCAGTTAACGTAACTGATAAGAAACTATATACTAAAGATTCAGGTGGTTCTGTTGTTGAATTAACTGGTGCTCGTTTAGATACAGCACAATCATTCACAGCTGCACAACGTGGTGCTATCTCAGCACTGAGCGATGGTGCTACGATCACTCCTAACTTTGCTTTAGCTAATAACTTCTCTGTAACTCTTGACTGATAAAGAATGAGCCTGACTGACCAGCCACAATATTAGATGGGTTAGCAAGAGTTCTGTTACCGCCTAGAGTTACAGAGAAGTTATTAGCTAAAGCAAAGTTAGGAGT